TACCAGGATACGGAAAACTTCAGGATGACGACCTCCTGCATAGTTATACTGTTGCTAAGGTCGTAGAGGAAATAGACTGGGACAGTATTACTGAAACAGTAGAACATAATGGAGTAAGTTATAAAGCAGCATTAGTTGGCTGTACTTATCACTGTGGCTAATATAGGTCAAATACAAAGTTTTTAAAGGAATCATAAACAATGTCAGAATTATCAGAAGGAATGAACATATTCATAGAGTCAGAAGACACAACAGTTATCTCTCAAGATGCGCCAAGTGGCGATGTCGGAGTATCGAAAACATCAGGGAATACTGGTATTTTTGTATATTCTCAATCTCCCTATACCATTTGGTTTAAGATTAACGGAGTTTGGACAAGCCATCAAACATTTACATCTGAAAATCTTGTGGTGTCCATTTCTTTTAAATGGGAAGCGGGGGCAACGCACGTATATTTCCAGACTTCTCAATCAGGACATAGATTATTTTTATTTCCAAAAACAGGATCAATCCTTATAGACGGCACACCATCTGATGACACAAATCAAATCGATGCTTTGGTTCTCGATTCTGAAACTTCTTTAATAGTTTTTGGACAACAATCGACAACAACTACGGTGACAACTGGAACGATGTCCACTGGTGAATCAATTGTTATAGATGATGGTTGTGACGCTTCTGTTGTTGTGACCGAGCTTGTTGGCGATTATACGGACTCACTCTCGTCTAATTTAGCTGCTTATTATAAATTCGACGATAACGCAAATGATTCTAGTGTTGCGGCAAACAATGGAACTGTACAGGATTCAGGAAATACAAGCTATCCTGCTGGAAAGATTGGTAAATCACTAAGTTTTGAATCGAATGCTTCTTATGTTGATCTTAATAATTCTGATTTATTAAATTTAGGATCTTCGTATACTATTGCTGGATGGGTATATAGCCCCAGCAACAGAACGTATAATGGCAACGCTAATGCACAGGGTTCCTTGTTGAGACCTGTCTTTTCAAACTTGGATCATCTTGGTGGCGTTTGGAGTGGGTTTTTTGCATCGGTAGGCCCTGGTGGGTGGATCAATAATGATGCGACTTTTCCAAATAATAACTTTCAAACCTGGCATGCTATTAATCTTGGGGGAACCACTAATCAGTGGGTCATTTATGGAAGTGGTCAAGATTCCTTTCCTCTGGATCAGTGGGTTCATGTCGCAATGACTGTATCCGGCTCAGATACTTCAAACTGGACAGTAAATATCTATATAAATGGTGTAAGTCAAACAGTGGTATCTCGCTATAATGATGTTCCTCAAACATGGTCAACAAACCCAGCAAGGGTGCATTTTAATGCAGCATCGAGCTATGATTATCCCGCTAGTATTGCTGGTGAACAAAAAATTGATGAATTTGCATTCTGGAAGAGAGCTTTATCTCAAGCAGAAATAACTTCACTGTATAATTCTGGTACTGGGGCAGCGCTTGACACCACATATCAAATATCAGAAACCGTAAGAGAAGATTTCACAGTCAGTAAAACTGTGACTGTTACTGCTCCTGCTGGTGTAGATGAAGCAAACATCAAGATAACAATTGAGAAATAACAGGAGAACTAATGACGATGACACAAATGGCAAAAGGTGCCTTAGATAAAGCGTTAGAGAAAGTCGTATCAAGAAAATTGTTGGTGTGGGGCACTGCAACCGCCCTTCTCTTCACCTCTAATCTTGAAAGCGAACATTGGCTTTATCTTAGTGCCTTATATATTGGTGGACAATCAATAATCGATGCAATTGTTAAATTTAAGAGTGCTTAATGATTAATTTTAATTTTGGTGATATTTTTAAAAATCTTGGTCCTTTCTTGTCAAATAACTGGCAAGCAATCTGTTTGGTAATCATGGTAGCTTTATATTTTTCTTCAAAAAGCGATTATTCAACATTGAAGAAGAATATGGACATAATGAGTGAGAGTTATGAGGAACAGATTGCTGCCTTAGAGGCCCTTCATTTAGAAGAAATAAAAAGAAGAGAGGACGCCCTTCGAGAGTATGAGAGAGAAATTAATAATATCACAGAAGAATATGAAAGGGCTCTCGAAGATCTAAAGAAGGGTTCAGAAGAAGAGGTGGAGAATTATATTCGCGACTTCAAGCTACAACCAGATAAATTAATAAGAGAAATTGAAAATCAATATGGGTTTAAATATGTGGAATAAGATTGCTATACTAATGACAATAAGTCTTTTAAATATCGCAAATGCTTCTGAGGGTAAATTTACTTTCTTGCAAGAGAATGAACCTTCTCCATTTGTGGGCACCTTGTTTGATCCAGAAGCAACTGCTCGTCTATTAGCAAACAATAAGTTTATAAAAGAAGAATATGATTTAAGGCTAGGTTTCGAACTAAAAAAACAAGAAAAAACATTTAATCTTCAAATTGAGCAGCTTCAAATAACCTTAGATACCGAAAGACAAAAATGTGAAACAATTATATCAGTCAAAGACCAGCAAATACAAAATTTGAATGATTTGTTATCAAAAAAGCCAACTATGGCTGCTTGGCATGGGTATCTTGGTGGGTTTTTGATTGGTTCGGCGGCGACTTTGGTGATTACAAATTTGGTGAAAAAATGATTTTAAAAGATTTAAATGAAGTCGCTAAATATGAAAATGCTATTTCTAAAAAATATGGGAAAGAGGCCACTAAAAATCCTCGTGCTGATTGGAATGATGAAAAAGAAAGTGAATATCAAAAACAAATTCGAGAATTGCACGAAAAAGAAGTAAGAAATAACGAAAAAAATGAAAAAATTGAAGTTGATGGCGTTTTAATATCTAAAAAACTATTTACTAAAGATAGCAATAGGATTTGCCCTGTTTGTCATTCTTATTCTTTTGAACTTAGGGATGACGTGTACATGACAAAATTTAATTGTTGTTTTAAATGCTACATTCAGTGGGTAGAAGGTCGAGAAGAAAGATGGAAATCTGGATGGCGACCAAAAGAGGAAAAATAAATGGCTACAACATTAGAAATTATCCAAGGTATTAACCAGGCTGCTGCTAACGCATATGACGGCGCACATGATGAAAGATTTGTCAAAGATGGCGAAACAAAAGAACTAGGCTTGAGTCGCGAAGAGGGTTGCCCTATTATAGATTCGCGCGTATCTGACGGATTCGGCGTAAAGATCATAGGTGATATGCTACAAATAAACTACGAAGCAAACATCAAGATTTCAGATGTGTATGACGCTGGATTTGAAGAAGAGTGCGAAAGAAGATTGTCAAATATTGCTGACTTTTTAAGAAAAGAATTCAAATTAATAACTGGGAAAACATTATCCTTGACGCCACAAGGAGAAACAAAGTGTATTGTACAGCACACTTCTAGAGTGAGAACTTTCGTAATGGCACATCAATTATTCAAAATTGGTGGTATGCAGGGAGTTGAAACTCTTGGGGAAGCTGTCTCTGATTCTATGTCGGTCAAATATCATAAATTTCTCGCCGAGGGCGGATTTAATAAAAAGTAGATTTCATGTCGCATTCACTATCCAAGAAAGAGGTAGTATCTGAAATAATTAAGTGTGGTAAAGATCCTGTTTATTTTGTTAATAATTATGCCAGGATATCACACCCGATAAAAGGTCTAATACCTTTTAAAACTTATCCTTATCAGACTGACCTCTTAACAGATTTCAATGATTATCGATTTAATGTTATTCTAAAAGCTAGACAGCTAGGTATATCAACGATTGTAGCTGGATATGTTGTTTGGTTGATGTTATTTCATCGAGATAAAAATATACTTGTAATGGCTACTAAGTTTGCAACGGCAGCAAACTTGGTTAAAAAAGTAAAAGCAATTTTAAAAAACTTGCCAGATTGGTTAATTTTGGCAGAAATATCAATTGACAATAGGGCATCTTTTGAATTATCCAATGGCTCACAGATAAAAGCAGCTTCAACTTCTGGAGATGCCGGTCGTTCAGAGGCATTATCTCTCTTGGTCTTGGATGAGGCCGCACATATTGAGAATCTAGATGAATTATGGGCAGGTTTATACCCTACAATCTCTACTGGTGGTCGTTGTATTGCTCTTAGTACGCCAAATGGTGTAGGAAACTGGTTTCACAAGACATACATTGAAGCTGATGAGGGAACAAATGATTTTCATCCCGTAAATTTGCCATGGAACACTCACCCAGAGCGAGATCAAGAGTGGTTTGAGAAAGAAACCAGAAATATGTCTCGAAGAGAGATAGCACAAGAGCTTGAATGCAATTTTAATACTTCTGGTGAGTCAGTTATACATCCTGATGATATTGTTTGGATAGAATCCAATGTTTGTGAGCCAAAATACAGAACAAGTTTTGATAGAAATATGTGGATATGGGAAGAATATACACCAGGAAATACGTATTTGCTAGTTGCCGATGTTGCTAGGGGTGATGGCGCTGATTATTCTGTGTTCCATATCATAAAACTAAAAACAATGGAAGTTGTAGCTGAATATCAAGGTAAACCAAACTTAGACATGTATGCGAATGTACTAATGCAGGCTGGAAAAGAATATAATAATTGTTTATTGGTGGTTGAAAATGTTGGAATTGGAATATCTGTACTGGAGAAGCTTATTGATTTGGATTACCCAAACTTATACTATTCCATAAAAAGCACTCATGAGTTTGTAGAGAGCTACCAGGGTCAAACTGACAACCAGGCAGTTCCTGGGTTTACGACATCTTCTAAGACTCGGCCTCTAATTGTCGCAAAATTAGAAGAATTCATTAGAAACAAACTAATTAAAGTATACTCTGTTCGTTTTTCTAATGAATTACGGACTTTTATTTGGAATAATGGTAAACCTCAAGCAATGAGGGGATATAATGATGACTTAATAATGTCATTAGCGATCGCTTGTTGGGTCAAGGACACAGCTTTAAGTGTCAATCAAAAAGAATCAGACTACAAGAAAGCGTGCTTAAACTCAATGATAAAGGTCAATACAAAATTGAATACATCAGTCCCAGGAATGGAAGGATACGACAGAAAACAATCGTTAGATGAAAAAATGTTTAAATCACAAAAAGAATATAAACAATATTCTTGGTTAATCAAAGGATAAAATATGGCTAATAGAGACAGGAATCCAAACAATCCGCAATCAGAACTTTTTAGAAGGCTTACGAGATTATTTTCTGGCCCAATTGTGAATTGGCGAACTCAAATGAATCGAAAGATTCGTAGGACAGCATTAGATAAATATTCTACTGAATTTCGATCAGCTTCTGGTCAACAATTCAAAAGATCAGAATATAGTCCTTTTGATGTGATGCACTCTAAAATAATGGCACAACAGAATCGTGCCGAGAGATATGTTGATTATGAGCAAATGGAATACATGCCAGAAATTGCGTCAGCTTTGGATATCTATGCTGATGAAATGACAACTCATTCTGCTCTGTCGCCAATGCTTGGGATTCAATGCCAAAACCAAGAAATAAAAGCAGTCCTTCAATCTCTTTATGAAAATATTTTAAACATCAATCATAACCTTTTTGGTTGGTGTAGATCGATGTGTAAATTTGGTGACTTTATTTTATATTTAGATATTGATGAAAGAATCGGAGTGAAGGCTGTAATACCACTACCATTAAGAGAAGTTGAAAGAATGGAAGGGGAAGATCCAACAAATCCAAATTATGTTCAATATCAATGGAATTCTGGTGGGATGACTTTTGAAAATTGGCAGATATCACATTTTAGAATTCTTGGTAATGATAAATATGCACCATATGGTACTTCTGTTTTGGAAGCTGGCCGCCGCATCTGGCGTCAATTAGTTTTAATGGAAGATGCAATGATGGCATACCGAATTGTTCGGTCAGCCGAAAGAAGAGTGTTTTATATTGATGTTGGCAATATCGCTCCTCAAGATGTGGAGACATTTGTTCAAAAAACAATTACATCTATGAAGAGAAATCAAGTTGTAGATGCGAATACTGGCCGCGTCGATCTTCGCTATAATCCCCTATCGGTTGAGGAAGATTACTTTATCCCTATCCGTGGAGGAGAGTCATCAAAGATTGAAACTCTAGCTGGTGGTCAGTTTACAGGAGACATCGACGACGTAAAATATTTGAGAGACAAATTATTTTCGGCATTGAAAGTTCCAGCTTCTTATTTGTCCAGTGATTCAGAAAATACACAAGAAGACAAAACAACACTTGCTCAAAAAGATGTCAGATTTGCTAGAACTATTCAGCGTCTTCAACGTGCCGTCTTGACAGAGTTGGAGAAAATAGGTATAATACATCTCTATACTCTTGGTTTTCGAGGTGATGATTTAGTTAGTTTTCGTTTAAAACTCAACAATCCTTCTAAGATTGCTGAACTGCAAGAATTGGAGCACTGGAAAACAAAATTTGAAATTGCTGGCGGAGCAACAGAAAATTTCTTCTCGAGAAGGTGGATCGCTCAAAACATTTTTGATCTATCAGAAGAAGAGTTTGTTAGAAATCAAAGAGAAATGTTCCATGATAGAAAATTTGAAGCCGAATTACTGGCCGTTGCTGAAAACATGGGAGATGAGTCGGAAGGATTCGGCGCTCCATCTGATGAGGGTGGTCTAGAATTAGATGCAGGCATCGGATTAGAGGATTTGGAGGCCCCAGAAGAAACCGAAACAGAAGAGGCACCTCCGGAAGAAGAAGGTGGTCCGCTTTTGGCAGCACCAGCAAAGAGAGATGACAGAGACAGAAAATATACAGAAAAATCTTTAAGCAACAAGTCTAAAGGAAAAAGATACGTTCCAAAATCAAAAAGAGGCGGGGATGGTAGAAATGGAAGACCGCAAAACTTTTTAGGTATTGCTGTTCCAAAGCCAAAAGATATAACACCTGGATTCTCTGACATGAAGAGTCTTTCTCGCGGTCTTTACGAAGGTAAACAAACTATTTATACAAGTGAAGAGTCCTTATTGTTTGAGAGCAACTCAGAAATTAGAAATTTAATATCAGAATTAGAAAAATCGGAGATTAAAATAAATGAAAATGAAGCACAATAAAAAGCGTAATACTGCTTTTATCTTTGAGGCTCTGGTAAGAGAATTAACCAAAGCAGTTGTTGAGGGCGATGTTTCCAAGAAGAAGAAAATTGTCAACTTGATTAGAAACAACTTTAAGGGGAATAATCTGTTATCAAAAGATTTGAGATTATACAAATCAATAATGGAGCTAAAAGACGCCGATAAGGAATTGGCTGAAAGAGTGATTTTTGAAGCTAGAATGGAGAGAAGCTCAATAGACAACAAAAAGCTTTTCGAAGAACAATCTGAAATTATTAATAAAATCAATAAAGAAATATCTCCAGACGTTTTTTCTAACTTCGTCCCGAACTATAAAGATCTTGCTACGATTTCACAAATTTTTAATAGTCGCATGAAAGCAAGGGACAGAATTCTCCTTGAAAGAGAAATGGTTGGTAAAATGATGTCCCTAGAAGAATCAAAAGATTCCTCACTTAAGCCGATTGATAATTTGACTTACAAAACATTTGTTAAAAAGTTTAATGAAAAATATAATCAAGAATTGGCAAATGAACAAAAGGAATTACTAAAAAGATATATCACTTCTTTTGAAGACGATGGTATAGAACTTAAAGTGTTTCTTAATGAAGAGATTTCTAGATTAAAAGAGATCTTAAGTGATTCTCTCAAATTAGAAGAAATAAAATCAGATGAAGTGATGTTAGAGAATACTAAAAAAGTATATGACATGCTAGTGAATGCCAACAAGAGAGACATTGATAAAGTTCTCGTACAGGATATCTTAAAGATTCAGAATCTCGCTAGGGAGATAAACGAATAATGGCTGTTACAATATATCTTGGAAAAGAAGCAAACAGAACAAGATTAACATTAGAATTAAAAGCAAGAAAATCTCTTGATGGCAATATAATGATTTTTGACCATCAAGAAATGGATATTGTGATTATGCCAAAGAAAAGTAAGGTTGTTACTTTTGCAAAAAATGATTTTTCCGATACGGTTTATGAATCACAATCTCGTCTTTTTGATTTCTTGAAAAGAAAAGGTATTGTAACTTATGAATCGATTCGTGGCGGGAATGTTTATGGATCCCTAGAAGCACAAATCGCCCAACCAGAATCAGAAGATATTAACACAATAGATTACACGATTTATGGAGTCTATAATTTCATAAAAGAAGAAAAACCTTATTATGATTATATAGATGATTATGAACAGATGCTAGACAACTATTACACTTCACCAACGGATGAAGATTCTACAGAATTGGGAGAAGTACCACAAGCTTCTGAAAAGGGATCTTTGAGACCTGGTTATAATTACGAGCCATATTGGATGAGCTACATGCTTGAAGAATCCAAGGAGAAATAGTGGATCTTATATATTTTTTATTATCTGCTTATGGGATGACACAATTACTTTGTTACGGAAAGATCTTCGATAAAATAAGGCCGGAGGGCTATTTCTGGACTTGTCCTATGTGTGTTGGTTTTTGGGTTGGAGTATTTTTATGTGGAATAAGCCCATTGACTGAACTATTTACTTATGAACTTTTGCCCGCAAATTTTTTTATTTGTGGCTTAGTTAGTTCCGGAACGTCCTATGTTTTAAACATGACTTTCGGTGACAATGGCATAAATCTAGATAATAGGAGGTGATTATGTCTAAAAGATGGATGATTCGTAATGTCCGTCGCTGCAAAAACGGCTGTTGACTACTTTAGAAGGAAGTTGAGATGAGTAAAGTTTTATTAAGAGAATATTATGCTTTGTGTGAGGGTGGCGTTTGTCGTGACCTTCTCACAGAGGAAGAGAAACTAGATATAAAAGAAAACAATGCCATGTACCTGACGGGATTGATGCAGCAATGTAATGTCCAAAACGGTAATGGTCGTGTTTATCCAGAAGGTGTTTTGATGAGAGAAGTAAAGACTTATCAAAAGTTGGTCAAAGAACGCCGAGCATTAGGCGAACTAGACCATCCAGATGATTCGATAATCAATTTGAAAAATGCCTCACATATGGTCACTAATATATGGACCGAAGGTCCAAAAGTCATGGGTACTGTTAAGGTTCTCAATACTCCTTCGGGAGATATTTTACGTGGGCTAGTCGAGAGTGGCTGTCAACTTGGTATCTCCTCAAGAGGGTTGGGTTCGGTCAGAGAAAACGCACAAGGAGGAGTTGTTGTTGAAGACGACTTCCAGCTTATTTGTTTTGATTTTGTATCAGAGCCTTCTACGCCAAATGCTTTTATGAATTTACAAGAAGGCAAGAAATATGAGCAACCAAATGTTTTCACAAAAGCTGACAAAATTAATCGCGCGTTGAACGATATTCTAGGTGATAAATGAAAAAACAAGAACTACAAAAAATCCTAAAGCCCCTTATCAAAGAGTGCATCAAAGAGGTGATCTTTGAAGAGGGAGTTTTATCAAACTTAATTAAAGAAATTGCTGTTGGGCTAGGTACACAACAAACTATTGTCGAGACCAGAGTCGAACAACCAAAGCAAGATTTTTCAAGACAAGCTGTAGAATTGCAAGAAGAGCAAAGAACGGCTCTTGAAGAAAGAAAAAGAAGAATTGAAGAGTCATTAGGTTTTTCTGGAATCTTTGAGAATACAGAGCCACTATCTTCCGGAGGTAGTGTTAGTTCGCCGCCATCAAATGGGCCACTATCAAATTATGCCCCCAATGATCCAGGTGTTGACATTAGTGGTTTAATGGCAATCGCTGGTGGACATAAATGGAAAAAAATGATTTAATCTTTTATATTTGAGGAGGAAGAAGAAGCATGTCAGAATTTAAGCCAAGTAATAACAATAACTCTCTAAAAGATGCCGTCACAGTCGACGGTAGATTGTCTGTTTCATCAATAGACGTGTCAGAGACTGCGTTTAACGTATCAATACCTGGTCAAGAAAACATGTTTTCTATTGATGCCTCTAGTTCTCTTGATGGCAAACCGAGAATTACAATAAAAACAAACAATGAACATGCGGGTAACGATCTACAAGTCCCAATTGGAGTTGATGAAGATACTCCTCGAGGCATGTCAAGAGGGCTATTTCATATTGAGAGAGGAGAAGCCTCGCATTCAAATACTCTTAGTGCTTGGTCTTATGGGACAAGCCCAGCAGACATATCGAGATTTGAATTAGCATCTTGGTCATCAATTTTGACAAACTGCTCTGGTATCAATCTTCTTTCTTCTAATCAGATTGATACTAGTAACTTTAGGGCAATTGTGCCGGACGGCAAAACTTTAGGTCGAATTGGATATGGTGGTTACTCACACAATCAGCCTAGACCTAATCAGGCTTATGTAGATGCCAGGGCCACTCAAAATTGGAACTATTCATCGAAATGTGGATCAAAGTTGGTGCTTGGGACAACTCCGAACGACTCAGGCGTCCCTGCAGATCATTTAACTATTTCTTCGGACGGTGCTTATATACATGCTCCGCCTTCTGCTCCACCTTCTGCCGACATGAATAATTCCACTGTCTCTATGCATGTTGACGAAGTACTAAATAAATTAACATTTACAGTTAAATATTCAAATGGAACAGTGAAAACTGGTACAGTTAATTTGACCTAAGATTAAATAAAATATTGTTTATTATTTAGAGTGCCTATTTATAGTTACACAACAATAAATAAATGGAGTTGTAATGTCCAAGAGACCAGTTAATCTTGTCGAAAAACCTCGAGGTAAAAATGATACACCAGAGAGAATGATTCGAAGATTCATGAAGAAGATTAAAAAATATAGAATATTAGATGAATATCGTGAATCATTGGTATTTACGAAAGACTCTGAAATAAAAAGAAAAGAAAAAAAGAAAAGAAAAAAAATACTTGATAAACTTCGCGAAGAAGAAAAAAGAATTATGGATCCGAAAGATGATCCTTATAGAATTAAGAAAAAAAGAAAAACAAGAAATTAGAATTTTTAAAAACTAATTACATTGTAAAAATATCGGGAATCATTTATGTCAACTTTTAAATACGCAGCAGGTCTTTCAAATGTAGGCTCCTATCAAGTATCCGGTTTTCCATACATGACTGGTTCAGTTTTATTATCTGCCAACTTTGCAACAAACAACTCACAAGTTAAAATAGAATTTCCGAAAGTAACAAAATCTATTTTAATTATCAATGCAACAGGAAGCAACACACCAATTAGGATTCATTACAATTCACTTGATGCTGGGAATGTAGAAGCTGGCAACCATTTTGTTACACTTCCGACAAATAGAGATTCAATAAAGCTCGAACACAAATGTAAGGAAATATATATCTCACTAGAGACGGCAGCAGCAGATGGTGCTTTTGAACTGGTTGCTGACTTAACAGGCATCGATGCCAGTGAAATGATCGCACTAACTGGATCAGGCTTAACAGATTAATTCTTTATAAATGTGGATTTTATAAAATATGTCTTTTTACCTTTTAATAAACTATTTATTTTTGAACTAGTTTATGAGGGGAATTTCATATGTCTTCGTTGTTAGAACAAGCAATTATTGACGCAACGGCTCTTAAAGAAGCCGCTATTAAAAATGCAGAGAATGCTATTTTAGATAAGTACTCAAATGATATTCGAGAAGCAGTAGAAAATCTTCTTGAAGAAGAAGAGCAAGCAGCGCCCGACAATGGTGCTTCTGATTCTCTAGAAGATAGTATTCCTCTTGCAGCAGAACCAACAGAATCTCTCGAAGAATCAGAGATGATAATTGATTTAAAAGATCTTCAAGCTATGGCAGAAGAATTGGCAGAAGCCGATGAAAGAGAAGACGGAGCAGATCCTCTGGGAGAGCCCGCACCACATCCGGTAGAAGCAGATGCTGCGACACTAGAAGCAGGAGATGTGGCAGAAGTTCCTGTTGAAGTTACTCTTGAAGAAGAAATAGATATCTCGGATTTAGATGAGATTTTAGAAGAAATTGTAAATGAAGAGCTTGTTGTAGATATCGAACCAGTCAAGAGCGGCTGGGCAGGTACTCCAGAAGCTTTAATGCAATATAAAGAAGAATTGAGATTGGCTCAATTGGCAAGCACAGAAGCCCAAGAACAAAATCAAAAGCTTGTTGCTGCCAGAGACCGCCTAACAGAACAAAACGAAGCGTTGGTAGACGCTATCAAAAAACTAAAAGAAAATTTTGATAAAGTTAATCTATCGAACGCTAGATTGATTTACACGAATCGCGTATTGACAAACGACTCCTTGAATGAGCGACAAAAAAATAAAATTGTCGAAGCTTTGTCAAAAGCAGATTCAATTGAAGAAGCAAAGGTTATTTTCGAGACTCTTGAAAGTGCAGTGGGAAGTGTTTTAGGTAAAGCGCATCCACAATCACTGCGCGAGACTGTAGAAAGGCCTTCTGTCACTTTACCTAGAAGAGCACCAGTTAAGAATGTCGACTCTCCGGTTTCGGAAAGAATGCAGATCTTGGCAGGTATTAGAAAATTAGATAAATAATTAGGAGATTACAAACATGTCTATTTTAAATAAATTAACTGAAGGTATTGTTCGTCGTGATCTTTCTAAGGAAGGTGCTGCTCTTCTCTCCAAGTGGGAAAAGACTGGCCTCCTAGAAGGACTCGCTGATGAGCGTCAAAAGCACGGTATGGCTTCTTTGCTTGAAAACCAAGCCAAAGAACTTCTCCGTGAAGCTTCCACTATGGCAGGTAGCCCAACAGGTGATGTTGAGGGTTTCGCTTCCGTAGCTTTCCCAATTGTTCGCCGCGTATTCGGTGGATTGATCGCAAATGATCTTGTCTCGGTTCAGCCAATGAGCTTGCCATCTGGCCTCATTTTCTTCCTTGACTTTACTCACACCAACAGTCGTCTAGATTATGCTGCTGGCGAATCTGTATTCGGTGGTGGTGTTGTTGCTAGCCAAATTACTGGCGGCGTTTCACTCGCTGGCAATGAAGCAGAGCAAAGTTTTTACGCCCTCAATAATGGATATTCTTCGCCAAATGCCACCGCATCCCTTTCTGTGGTTGGTATCGATTCTGGTACTGTTGGTGATGGTTTTGTTGATGAAATTGTCCGCTTTGATCCTGACTTGGCAGCAGGAACTGGTGTTGCCTTCGGCACCATCGATCTTTCGGCTACTCAGCTTAACGTGAAAGATCTTGTCACCATTACGTTGACTGTTGGTGGTGCCCCTCTCGCGGCACAAGTTCGCAGACTAACTACTGATCAAGGTAGCGGACTCTACAGAGTTATCGCGACTGGCATAAGTGGCTCTGCTGCTTCTAGTTCGTTGGTCTCAGTAGATGGCGCTGAGTTCATCATTGATGATAATTTCACTACTTCCGGCCTAGCAGTTGGAGCAGTCGCAGGTGCTGATACCTGGGGTCTCGAAAACAACGAAGCTATTCCAGAAATTGACATCAAAGTTGATTCTGTAGCTGTTACCGCTAAGACCAAGAAGCTTAAAGCTAAGTGGACTCCGGAATTGGCACAAGATCTCAACGCTTATCACAATCTCGATGCTGAAGTTGAGTTGACAAGTGTCCTTTCTGAGCACATTGCTCTCGAACTTGATCAAGAAATCCTCGAAGATCTCGTTAAAGGCGCTACTGCTAGCACTCTCTATTGGTCACGTCGTCCAGGCAAATTCGTGAACCGCGAAACTGGCGCTGATTTGACAGCAGGTGGTACCGTTGGTCCTGACTTCACTGGTAACGTCAGTGAGTGGTATGAGACTCTTGTTGAGACCATTAATGATGTTTCGGCTCAGATCCACAGAAAGACTCTTCGTGGCGGCGCTAACTTCATTGTTGTTTCGCCTGAAGTTGCAAACCTCCTCGAGTTCACTGCTGGATTCCGTGGCTCCGTCACTCATGACGATGACCGTGGACAAGTTGGTGCAGTCAGAGTTGGCTCCTTGAGCAAGAAGTTCGACGTTTACGTCGATCCTTACTTCCCAAGAAACGTTGTTCTTTGTGGACGTAAAGGCTCCTCGTTCCTCGAAAGTGGATACGTCTACGCTCCTTATGTGCCTCTCCAGATGACACCTACCATCTTTGGAACTGAGGACTTCGTGCCTCGCAAAGGCGTCATGACCCGCTATGCTAAGAAGATGGTTCGCCCAGATATGTATGGCTTGGTCGTCGTCACTGACCTCGTATAATCAAATAAATTAACTTGATTTTGAGAATTAACGCCCTCCCACTTTTTGTGGGGGGGTTTTGTGCTTATAGAAACTATTTAATGCTAGGAGGGATTTTATTGTGGCATTTCCAACATTAACCCCTGAAAGCCAAATGAGTAAATCGATACTTTCCGTTACTGGAACTGTGTCTGATGTGGCAAGTTCGTTACCTTTTGGTATTTATGCTGATTCTGGTGACTTTTTATCTGGCGCAGCAGACCAAGTGGCATATACTTACAAAAAACTAGGTGGCGATGTATTAGATATTGAATTGAAAGACAGAAATGTATATGCTAATTACGAAGAGGCTGTTCTAGAATACAGTTATTTGGTAAACCTTCATCAAGCAAAAAATATACTTTCTGATGTTTTAGGACAAGCAACAGGTACATTTGATCAAGACGGTGAATTAAAAACAGGTCCATCGGGAGTTAACTTAAAGTATCCTCGCGTTATGTTTGAATATGCTCGAAGAGTTTCTGATGGGTTTTCTTTTGAGGCTGGTGTCGGTGGAACAGTACCCATATATTCTGCTTCTTTCCAGTTGGTTGAAAATCAACAAGATTATGATCTGCAGACTATTATTTCTTCTTCTTCCGCCACTGGAACTGGATCAAACGGAGAAATTGTACCATATGCTGGTATCGTTGGTGATAAAAGAGTTATTATCAAAAAAGTTTATTATAAAACACCGCACGCTATGTGGAGGTTCTTTGGTTATTTTGGTGGCCTCAATGTAGTGGGAAATATGAATTATTATGGTCAGTATACTGATGATTCCACTTTTGAATTAATTCCAACTTGGCAAAACAAATTGCAAGCCATGGCCTTTGAAGATCACTTATGGACGAGATTATCTCATTATTCTTACGAGCTTAAGAATAATATGCTAAGAATATTTCCACAACCACAAGTTTTGTCAAACTATAACCAAATGTGGGTTGACTTCTCGGTTATACCAAACAGTTGGGATGACACAGAGGGATATTCTTCGGGAGTTGAAGGAATAAACAATGCGAATACAATACCTTTTGATAATATACCTTATGAAAATATTAATGCCATAGGAAAACAGTGGATAAGAAGATTCGCACTTGCTTTATCTAAAGAAACCTTAGCACAAATCAGAGGAAAATTCCAAACAATACCTATACCTGGTGAGTCAGTAACTTTGAACGCATCAGAGCTTTTGTCTCAAGCCCAAACAGAACAAGATAAATTAAGAGAAGAATTAAAAGAAATCTTAGATCAATTAACTTATTCTGAGATGGCAAAGACAGATGCTGAAAAATCAGACGCAGTAGCATCAATCCAACAAAAGGTGCCAATGATAATATTCCAGGGATAATATATAATGTCTAGTCAAAAAGATAAATTTAAAGGTTTTAGACCGTATTTCAAAGAAGAAGATAAAAAGACATCTCCTGAACTGAAAGAAATATCAATTATGCCATCGACAATTGAGACAATCGATTTCGCTGTTAATGACTGGATTAATGAGACACTGGATATTTATTGCACTACAAATGAGGGATGGAAAAAAGTTCCCATAATATGGTCAATGCCGGAGCGCGCGTTTCAAGTGAAAGATAACAAAGATTTAAGAAATTCTAAAAACACTTTCACATTACCTGTTTTAACTATAGAGAGAACTTCTCTCATAAAAGACCCTACAATGAAAGGTGTTGCTTGGTCTCATATACCTCAAATAAACGATCCAAGAGGTGGCGCGATAACAGTAGCAAGAAGAATACAACAAGATAAAACAAGAAATTTTGCTAATGCTGATTCACAAAGACGATTCGGACAACAGAATTTTCCTTTTCAAAACAATAAAGTTGTATATGAGACTTTAACAATGCCGGTGCCAACTTACGTGGTTGCTAATTATGTTGTCACTGTACACACAGAATATCAACAACAAATGAATGAGATTTTTACTCCATTCATAACTACCACTGGGCAAATCAATAACTTCTTTATACACCGTGATGGTCACAAGTTTGAGGGATTCATTGAGAATGACTTTACTCTTGATAATAACTTATCGAATCTTGGTGAAGAAGAAAGAAAATTTCAAACAATAATCAATTTAAAAATATTGGGATATTTATTGGGAGCCGGTAAGAATGATAATCGACCAAAAATATCAATAAGAGAAAATGCTGTAGAAGTAAGAATACCCAGAGAAAGAGTGATAATGGGTGATGAAAGGGAAAATGATTAATGGCTAATAATAAGTGGTCTAAACCAACTAATCCTCCTCCACCACTTTTTCTTGGTGAAAAAGAAAGAAATCTTGTAAAACAAGTTAACGATGAGTTGCTTGAAAGAGTAATAGGCCAAGGCATAACTTATCTTCCTTTATCTGTTGAGCGTTCAAATTATCACCCCCTATATGGTGAAGCAATTGAAAAAAGCTTTTTGCCACCAGTTCGGGTATATGCTTTGGTCGAATTTGGAGATATAGGAACTGTCACAGAAGGATATGGTCTAGACAAAACTCACACGATTACAGTTCGCTTCCATGAGCGTCGCTTGTTCGAAGATCAGAATCTCTATGTAAGAGAAGGTGACTATGTTCAATATGGGACTTCATTTTTCGAAATAGTTTCATTATCGGAGGGCAGACAGCTTTTTGGACAAGTTGAGCATCTATTTCAGATAGAAGCTACGTGTATCAAAACAAGAAAAGGCATAATTGACTTGAGTGTTATTCCTGAAACTACCGTAGCAGAGATAAGGGCTGCAGCCGCAGCAGAAGCAGCAGCAGGTGATTCAGGAGGATCTTCCGGCCCCACAGGCGGAAGTGATTCTATCGTAAGAGTCATTTACAGTTACATTCCAACTGGTGATGTACCGATTGATACTCCTTTGAATGCCGCCTTGGCAGTAACAACTCCGATAGCATTTTCAGCCGCAGCAATATTTATAAACGGTATAAGATATGTAATCTCAGAAACACCAGGAGAAAATGATTTTTACATATCAGACGGGACTATTTATAATAACATTGAGATCGCTGAAGACGATTTGGTAATCCTAGAAATATTAAAGTTGGTATAAAATGAGCACTTTTAGAGAGCACAAAACCATAGCTGACCGAAGCGCAGCAGATAGAAAAAGACATAAGAAAAAAATAGAGAAAGCTCTGCAAGAAGGCATCAAGGATGTTGTGGCCGAAGAAACAATTATAGGTCAAGATGGAAACAAAAAAGTTAAAATACCAGTTAAGGGAATAAAGGAATATCAATTCGTATATGGCGATAATGAAGATAACTCTAAAGCTGGGTCTGCTCCTGGCAAAGACATTAAAAAAGGACAGATACTTAAAAGAAGGGGCAATAAAAGTGGCAAAGCTGCTGGTAAAAAAGGCAGTAATGAGGCAGGCGAAGAATATTATGAAGTGGAAGTAACACTCGAAGAGCTAGCCGAATATTTATTTGCAGAATTAGAATTACCAGATTTAGATAAAAAGCGCTTTAAATTTCTGAAAGACAAGAAGCTGAAAAGAAGCGGGTATAGAAAAAAAGGCTTGCGTTCTAAGCTTTCGAAAAAAGAAACCCTAAAAAGAAAATTAAAGAGAAAGAAAAGAGCTATTGCTGCTGGAACTTATGATCCTGAAGCGGGAGAGAGATTTCCTTTTCATGAAGATGATTTAAAATACAAACACATGAAAGAAAAGCAAGAAGAAAATAATTCAGCAGTTATATTCTTTCTTATGGATGTTTCTGGATCAATGGATAAAGACAAGAAGTACTTAGCTAGAAGTTTTTACTTTCTGTTATATCAATTCTTGAGATACAAATATGACAATATAGATGTTGTATTTATTTCTCACTCATCAGAAGCAAAAGAAGTAAATGAAGAAGAGTTCTTCCAAAGATCGACTTTTGGTGGCACGTTGATGTCAACAGCGCTTGAAATGGAAAAAGAGATAATAAGCAAAAGATATCACCCTTCGAACTGGAATATCTACACATTTTATTGCGGTGATGGTGAGAACTGGTCAGTTGATAATAAAAAAACAATTGATTTATTTAGGGAATTAAAAGAGCTAAATCAAATGATATGTTATGCAGAGATAAATCCTAATTTAGCATCGTTTAATCCAACATTATTTAATACTTATGGTGCCGGATATGAAGAAGATCCAGGTGGATTATGGCCAATGTTGCTCGGGTTGCTTGGAGATAACTTTAAAAGACTTAAAATATCAGAAGGATCACAAATATGGCCTTCGTTTGTTAAACTGTTTGGAGGTTCTGGGAAATGAAAGACTGGAGCGTTAAGGAATTGCAAGATTGGGATGACAAGATTTGTGAGATAGCCAAAGAAAAATATGGCTTAGACTGGTATCCAATTGAGTATGAAATTCTTGATTATAAAGAAATGTTAGCCGCGATGGCATATACTGGTTTGCCTACTCATTATCGTCATTGGTCTTTCGGGAAATCTTTTGAGCAAACAGCTACTCGATATAATCTCGGAATGGAAGGCTTGCCTTATGAGATGATTATTAATAGTAATCCAAGTATTGCTTATCTTATGTTAGAAAATCCAATGAGCACTCACTTACTAACAATGGCTCATTGTGTTGGACACTCTGATTTTTTCAAAAACAATAGAATGTTTAAAGAAACGGACGCGGCTAATATAATTTCTCGTTTTAAATCGGCCTCAAAGAGAGTTCAAAAATATATCGAAGATCCAAACATAGGAATAGATAAGGTAGAGAAAATATTAGATGCTTGTCACTCGATACAATATCAAGTACCAAGAACTCCAGGAATCAAAAATCAAATTGATTTCGACGATGAGGAAAGCAAAGAAGAAAAAAAAGAATATAATTTATTAGGATTTATTAAGAACAACGCAAGAGGTCTTGAAGATTGGGAAAGAGATCTGATAGGAATGGTTGAAACTAGATCTAGATATTTTATACCTCAAGCAAAAACAAAAATCATGAATGAAGGTTGGGCTGTGATGATTCATGAAAAAATAATGCATGATTTAGAACTTCCAGACAAACATCAGATAGCTTTTTTGAAGACTCATAATCAAGTTGTTCGACCAATAGTAGGCAGAATCAATCCTTATCATTTGGGTTATACTTTATTTAAGAAGATAGAAGAAGAACAAGGCTTCGATGCTTGCCTCCTCGCAAGAGAAACACATGATGATGAAGCATTCATAATGAAATATTTGGATGAATCTGTTTGCAGAGAATTAAATTTATTTAATTATTCTTATAAAAGAAGATCTGGCACTTATTCAATTGATGATATTTCTGATAAAGAAGGTTGGAAAAGCGTAAGAAACTCACTAATTAAGAATATAGGGCTCAATTCGGCACCTATTGTATTGGTTGAGGGGTACGATAAAAGAATGCAAACTATGTACATTAAACATGAGCATGATGGTCGAGATCTTGATTTACAATACGCTAATAGAGTTTATGATTATATTCGTTTCCTTTGGGGAGACGATGTAGTATTTACCACAATAATAGAGGGAGACCTTTGGGAATTTTAACATGAAAAAATCAAAAACAAATAAATTTTTAGAGATTGCTGACAATCACAAGAAAACATCTCAGAAAGAAAAATTTTCAGGTGTCTTCTCTGATTATCTTGAATTAATTGAGAAAGATAATAGTATTGCTATGTTAGCTCACAAGAGGCTTTATAATACCATTACTTCAGAAGGTATAACTAGACTTGATGAGAATGATGCTCGTTGTAATAATCTTTTTAATGGTGAACAGTTAAGAACATATGATTATTTCCAAAGTCGCTTTTTTGGAATGGAGCGTTCTCTTGCTAAGATTATGAGATATCTTCACTCAGCAGCACTTCGAGGAGAAGAAAGCCGCCAAGTTCTTTTATTGCTCGGTCCAGTTGGTGCTGGTAAGTCTGCGCTTGTTGAGCACATTAAAAGAGCACTTGAAGGATCTGGTCCTTTTTATCACATTAAGGATTGTCCTATACAAGAAGAGCCTTTGCATCTTGTTCCTAGAGGATTGAGAGAAGAATTTTCAAAAATTTATAAAATCAAAATAGAAGGCGATTTGTGTCCTGTTTGTCGTCATCGCCTTTTGGAAGAGTACAATGGCGATTATCTATCAGTTCCAGTGGTTGAATCAACATTTTCTATCCGAGGAAGGCGCGGCATCGGTGTTGTTCCTCCTATGGATGCTAACACGCAAGACACCAGTATTTTGATTGGTTCAGAAGATATTTCAAAGATGGATCTTTATCCAGAAGATGATCCTCGTGTTCTTTCTTTGAACGGTGCTTTTAATGTTGGAAATCGTGGTATAGTAGAGTTTGTAGAGGTTTTCAAAAATGAAATCGAGTTCTTACATACAATGATTACTGCAACGCAAGAGAAGGCCGTTCCAAGCCCAGGAAAGGGTGCAATGATTTATTTTGATGGAGTCATTTTGGCGCACTGCAATGAAGCAGAATGGATCAAGTTTAAATCTGAAAGCACAAACGAGGCTATCTTGGATAGAATTGTTAGAGTTAACGTTCCATATTGCTTGGAAGTTGATGAAGAGCAAAAGATTTATAAAAAGTTATTAGACGAATCTGATTTTGAAGCTCATATTGCTCCTCACACTCTTGAGATTGCAGCAATGTTTTCAGTCTTAACTAGATTGAAAGATTCAAACAAAGTAGATCCAATAACAAAAATGAAAATCTATAATGGTGAAGAAATCATTGAAAAAGGCCATATTAAAAAAATCGATATCAATGATCTTAGAGATGAAGCTAGAGACGAGGGCATGACAGGTATTTCTACTAGATTTATTATGAAAGCTATCGACTCCGCACTGGCAGATTCAGATAAAAATATGGTTACTCCTATTTCTATCAGAGATGCTTTGGTAAAGCAAGTTAAAGAACAAGTCGTTGTTGAAGATTTGAGAGCTAAATATTTGGCCTTCCTTCAGAAAGAACTTCATGATGAATACTTGAAAATTCTAGAACTTGAAATAACAAAGGCTTTTGTTTCTGCTTATCAAGAGCAGGCAGAATCTCTTTTCAACAATTATTTAGACCATGCAGAAGCCTATGTTAACTGTACAAAAGTTAAAGATAATGTCACTGGTGAAGAAATGATTGCTGATGAACGCTTCTTGTGCTCAATAGAAGAGCAAATTGGAATTGTAGGTTCAGCAAGAGAAAATTTCAGAGCAGATATCACAGCTTATATGTTTGCTAAATTAAGAAGAAAAGAAACAATTGATTGGAGATCTTATGGTCCTCTCAAGGAAGCAATAGAAAATAAACTTCTTGATTCAGTTAGAGATATATCCAGAATTGTTACCAAGTCTAAGTCACGCGATAAAAAGCAACAAGGCAAATATAATGAAATGGTTAAAACTCTTATAGACGAGTATGGATATAACGAAGATTCAGCTAACGAGATTATAAAATATGCTTCAAATAATCTCTGGCGAGACAGCTAGAAAAATCAAAAAATAATCTTTTTAAAAAGGCCTAAAACTTATTGTTTATGGGCCTTCTTTTTTTTGCTTTTGGGAAAAGTCAATTCTATCTACGGCGAATGAGTGCGCTCTGCGCTCTTGTTCTTGGTTTTTTTAAACATTTTGTTTTTTGAAATCAACATATTTTATTTTATATTATAAAGGAGAAATAATAATATGGCTAAAACTAGAATTAATATCCGTCAGGTTGACTTTGAGCTTGAAGACGGAGAAGGTAATTCATTTGAAACAATGGCTGCCGCTGATGAAGCAGGTAAGCAAGTTGTTGGTAAGCTTGTTCCTACTAAGTTTAACCCAAAGTATTTAGGTGTTGACCTTGCTGTTGGTGATTACGTTGGTGTAGATGGCAAAGCTATCGTTAACTTGGATCTCTTGAATGACAAAGTTTCGACCTTGGTGGCTGCTGATGAAGTACTCCAAAGCAACATCGACGCTGAAGCTGCTACTCGCGCAGGCGAAGATGCTATCTTGTCGGGACAGATCGCTGACTTGGCCACAACAGTTGGGAACAACTATGTCGAACTACAGAACAGCGC